GCCCTGTCGCCATTGAAAATACCTGCGACCATGCACCCGCCGACTTCTTATAAAAAATACCGGTTAGCGTATTGATATAGCTGTCGGAGTTTTTGCCGGTTCCGGAACCAGGTATGCCGGCTCCGTAAAGTAAAGTGCCATCGGCAGCATTAGAGGCAGGCAGGGTATAGACTATTATCCAGGCGCCTGATATTTTTTGTGCGAAAGAGCCCAGTGATGCATTTACAAAAACATCGCCGTTTTTACCTGCGGTGTTTTGCGGCAGTACCGTTCCGAACGAAATATTAGCGCCGGTACTAAGGTTGCTTTGCAGAAACTGCAGCAGCAAGGTAAAGGTGTATTGGTAGTCGGTGTTGCCGGCAACCAAAACCGATACGTCTGATGCGTTTATGGACGAGGCTATAGGTAGTTCGGTTATTTTTTTATCTGTTGACATAATTTTATTTTTTTGATTTCACCGATTTGAGAATGATTTCACCGATTGTTTTGATTTTATTGATTTGGGCTGGCTATGTCAGCGTCTTTGAAATCGTTCTCAAATCGGCGAAATCGTTGTTGAAATCCGTTCTGTCGATACTTCTTATCCGCGGACCGGCCTGGCGACTGCTTTTGTTTTTGCCGTTGTATTGCCATAGCGGGAAGTCTGCGCGGTGGTCAAATAGAAATTTTTCAATTTCGTTGGCATGGGCATTGGCCACGCTGCGCTGTTGCTGTACTAATTTGATGATGTCTTTTGGAGCAACGGCATCACCATTGTCATGGTGTTTTATAACAGGGCCTGTCGGCGTGTAATGTATGGCATCAGCCTCAATAAATCGCGCGAAAGTAAAGTAGACAAGTGTTGGGGCCATACCTTCATACAGAACTATGTGGCCGCGTTTGTCCAGGTATTCGCTGCCGTTAAACAGGTCTTTGTATTGCTGCGGGGCATCGTCTTTTATGGTGCCGTCATCATTAAAATGCTGAATAAAATCATAGTACAAAGCGTGGCCTAAAAACGGCTTCAGGTCAAGGTCCTGCGCTTTTTTTATGAATACATTAAGTCTTTCGGGCTTTATGTTTACAGAGATATCCTCGTATCGCTGAAATGTTGTTTGGTTGATGAGATACATGCTTAGTTGAATAAGTTGAATAAGTTGGGTTAGGTTGATTGAGTTGGATTGCTTTGAGTGAATTGGGCTGACAGGGTTTCTTATAACCTAATCAACCTATTCAACTTAATTAGCCCAATCAACTACCCCCCGCCATCGCTTCGGCTTCTGCCTGTTTAAAACCGTAGGCGTACACCAGTATGGCTGTTTTATTTTCGGTGGGGATGTTGGAGAGCAGGAGCTGGTTGATGCTGTTGCCGGCTTTCAGGCCTGCGGAATCATCTGCGACGTTGGCCGGTACCGGCAGTATGTTCCAATTGTTTTTAGGGTTGATATCGGTATAAAAATTACGGAATATCTCCTCAAAAGTTTCGGAAAGCTCCAGCCTGTCGGGCGCGGTATTGTCGTTAAATTCGCAGATGGCTTGTTTCTTTTCGCCGCCATTACTTAGTCCGGATGATTTTTCGGCATTAATTAATTCCTTCGGGATGGAGAAACCTTTGATGATGCGTGCTTCAACTGATTTTTCGGTCGTTTCAAAAAGCTTATCGTTATTTTGAATGGAGTAAGGTTTAAACTCTGGTTTGGAAGCTTCGTCTTCATACTCAATTACGATAATCTTCTGTGCGCTTTTGGCTCCCTGGAAGGTTCCGAGGTCTTTTTCGAGCTGCGATGGCAGGTTATTATAAGGCTGCTCATCTCCATCAGGTCTGCTGTTATCCGCTTCCTCGCGTCGTGCCTGCATAAATAGCATGGTTGAGGGAAGGAAGCCGGTAGTTACCTCACGATTGTTGAATACTTTAATGCCTGCTTCGGTCTCAAAATCTTCCCAAACGCTGTCGGCTTCAATCAGCGGATAGTCATCTACTTCAGGATTAAAATAGAAAAGCTGGCCTTTGTAGTTTTCCCATCCGCCTGCTGCCGTAACCTGTTGCTTTATCGCATCTTTATCCGGGTTAAATTTGTCGAGGAAAGTAATCTTGCTGCGCATGATGTTTTTCCAGGTCTTGCGGCCCCAATCATTGTAGATAGCGTACTTATCAGCCGTTTCCGGTGAATCGGTATCGCCGAGGCGGATGTCTTCAAACCGCACATAATTTACTGATGCTATTTTAAAATTGGCATTGTAGTTAACGTGAATGCCGAAGCCGGTAAACAGCGCTTTATCTGTAGCAACTGCTTTCAGCAGTTTGGCGAGCGTGAGTCCTTTAGCATTCACAACTTGTTTTCCCAGTTCCGGCTCCCCGAAACCATTGCCGCCAATAAATTTAGCGCGCTTATTCCAGCAGTCTTTAGCAGTAGGAGAGGCGCCCACCAGCTCAAGCATGCGTTGCGGGTAGGCGTTGTCCGCATCATAGTTAAGAATCCCGAAAGTTTGATTCGGACGAACGAAGATGCGGCGCTCAATTTGTGGTAGATAGGTTTTCATATTTTTTTAATGGGATTTCACCGATTAGGGAATGATTACACCGATTTTTTTATTGTGATTTCTTTGATTGTTTTTGGATTTCACTGATTAAGATGATTTCAGTGATTGGCGGGAGTTGATTTTGAAATGATTCGCATCCGTTTTGCTTTCGACATTTTATTTGGAGCTTCTTCCGGACTTTCGGTCTTTCCGACTTCCGGACTTTTTTCAAGCAGTGTTGCTATATGCGGATAGGCTTTCAGGTACCAGGCAATCTCTTCATCGCTCGAATTATCGTTGTCATGTTCCGCAGGTGAACCCGGGGCGAACTGGTGCTTGCCGGGTTTTAGGGTGTATTTCTTTGAGTTCATAGTTAATGGTTTATAGTTCATAGCCGGTTTAGGTTGAAGGTTTGGCTATGAACTATGACCCATCAACCATGAACTGTTACGCAGTCAATGCTTCCAAAGCTGCCAGGGTACTTGCGTACGTTGCCGAACCGCTTTCGGGAGCTATTGATACTGCGCGGGGTGGATAAGGTTCCCTTAGTTTATCGGGATTGGTTAATTTAAGCTTGTAGCCGCCGTCCATTGTTTCGTCGGCTGCGCTGCGTTCGGCATCGGTTAGTATTAAGCCGTTTACAGCCCCGAATAATTCAATAGCAGAATCGCTGGATTTGTAGTTGTTTATTACAATGGCGCAGACCCGACCGTAACCCATGGCCTGCAACTGTGTTTTAACATCGACAGAGAAACCGGCAACGTTAAAGTCTATTTCCTCAGTGTAACGCGGGCCGACAGGTGTCTTCGCCAGTTTTGACACGGTGTTGAAGCTGTTATTGGTGCCTTCAAATTTGTAAACCTTAGCTGTGTCGATTGCTGTAAGGCCTTTAACTATCAGCGGGTTTACGGTATCGTAAGTGAGCGTGATATCATCCTGGTTAAAGATGTATATCACATCTTCGATACCGGCTGTAACGGGTGAGCCTGTCCCCAGGCTAAACCCTGCATTTATTTTGTTGTAGATTGACATGTGTTAATTGTTAGCCCCCTGCCCCCCTAAAGGGGGGGAATGGAAAGGGGGGATTATGAATTGATAATGTTTATTGCTCCCCCTTTAGGGGGCTGGGGGGCTTACGCGCTCAGGTAAAATATTTCGTTAGCAAACTTATAGTTTACGGCGGCTTTCATACGGGCCTTCATGCGGACGACATTGTCGTTGGTGTAGGGCTTCATGTAAACTGTGGATAGCTCCGAAGCATCTCCCAATAAATCAACTCCTAAGAACAGGTTCGACGAACGGGCGCCCAGGATGGTGTTGGCCTGCCAGTGGTTCATGATTTGCAGCGGAATGCCGAGGTAATCCATCTTCTTCATGTCGGTAAAGGCGTTGATAACGTTCAGTGCTTTGTTAGCCTGTGCCTGTGCATAGGCGTAACCTACATGCAGTGGAATCTGCAGGTTAAAGTCGTCCTGGATGCGGTCTGCCGGGTCAAGCTGGGCGTAAACGCCGCCTAATACCGATAGCACGTTGCTTACGTTGATGAAGTTTATTGTTGCAGCTGTTGAGGTACTGCCAAAAGTAGCCGGCTTGCGGCTGTTAACCTCGTTGTAGTTGCGTACCAGCTTAAACGTAGTTGCACTTGCTACCTGTATAAAGTACGATTGACCCTGTACGTCGATACCTGAACCGCCGTTGGTGGTGTCCTTACTGGTGCCGGTTAGTGCGGTAATAGTTACCACATCGCCATCGGCAAGGCTTGAAGTATCAGATACGGTTACTATGCCCGATGCGCTGATAGCTGTTGCGGCCATTGAGGTTGCCGGTTTTGCCAGACCGACTTTGTAGACGCCCGATGCTGCCGCAATAGTTGGCAATAAGCCGGGGAAAGCGGCGGTAAAAGTAGCCT